GATGACATTTGAGCTATCCGAGACTGAAACTGATTGGACTAAGGTCGAGAAAGACACTCTAATAGAGGTCAGAGACTTTGATACTGATGATTGGATAAAACGTTATTTTGCCCATTACTACGACGGTCAAGTGCTCGCATATATAAATGGTTGCACATCAAAAACAGAGACAGGTATTGCCCCTTGGGCGCAGGCAAGATTAGTAGAAGATGACGATGAGTAAAATAAAAATACCCACCACCATACCTGTGCGAAAGCCTTGTCCATTTTGTAATGGTAAAGCTGTACTAAAACGATGGAACATGCGACACAACCTAGAATCTATCGCATTTACTGTAGAGTGTAAAAAGTGCAAATCACACTCGATAGAGAATATCGACCCTGTGATTGCCGTAAAGAATTGGAGAAAGGAGCTATTTTCACCTCTGATGAAATCACTGAATCGTAAATTAGATATTGAAGAGGTCACTGAGAACTCAGTAGTCTCAGCAATAAGTCAAATCTTATCATCAACGACAGGGGAGTTTACGACCCTATATAAAAAATCTTTAAATATGTCACCTGCAGATAAAAAATATACAGAGACCATGATGGCGTTAGACTCAATCGAAAAAGAACTAATACTCACAATAAAATATTGGACGCCCGATGTTGAGGCAGAAGATATGATAGCAAGAATCAAAGGTGATATTAATCGAGAGCGAGGTATAAAATGACGAATCTTGAGCTAATAAAAACCATGAGGGCAGGTGAACAGCGGGAAGTTATCATCAATGTAGAGGGAAACGACATACTACTTATCATTCGTAGACATGCACCGGGTTTTCAAATAGAGAGTGTAGGTGGTATATCCGACCTTAACCTTGCTGTTCAAAAATGGCTACAAGAAGAAAGCAAAGAGTAGAAAGGAGAATAACATGTCAAAAAGCTATTACTCAGATTATGTAAACCACTCACTTAGGTTTTATGCTAGGTACAAGGAGCCGGTATTTAAGTCAGAGGTAGACCGTCTAAAATGGGAATCTTGCGACAAGGCATTTGAGAACCTAGACCCTAAGTTCACAGAGCCTATGTTGACCATCTATAGCCAATATGATGGCTTTAATGACAACGTACAGAGGGCTTGTATCGAGTATGATATCCCCGTTCAGCAGATGTGGGACACAATTAACACCCTAGAGCGTGAGGTGGCAAAAAACAGAGGACTAATATGACAAACTATGACAAAATCCCTGACGAATTAAGAGCTCTAAAGCAGTGGGTATGTGCTTGGAAAGACAGCAAAACCCCCATGAGGGCGTGGGAGTATAAGGGTGCGTCCTCGGTTGACAATAATACTTGGGAGACTTATGATTATGCTATAGAATCGGTACGAGATGGCTTTTATGACTACTTAGGATTTGTGTTCGCTGAGAATGGCTATGTCGGTATAGATATTGACACAGGTTACGATGAGGACGGTCTCATCAGCGAACTTGCTGTAGACCTTATCAACAAGTGTAAAAGCTACACAGAAAAGTCTAAGAGTGGACGAGGATTCCACATCTTGCTAAAAGGTAATTTACCGTTCAGCGGGAGAAATAACCTTAATGGCGTCGAGATATATAAGTCAGCTAGGTTCTTCATAATGACCGGGAATACCTTTATGTACGACGAAATTGTCGAAAATCAGCAGGCAATAGATTACATAGTGGATAAATACTTTAATCTACCCACAAAATCGCACGCCTCAGCGAGTTTTACATCAGATAGGATATATACCCCTATATGGGACAATCCTGTGTCAGAGGGCAAAATAAAGCTCAGACCTAGATACCCTAAAATCGACAAAGGTGGTCGTAATATATGCCTAACATCTATAGCAGGTGGTTTACATAATGCGTATTACAGACAAGAAGAAATCTACAGAGAGCTACAGCACATCAATAAGATTGCATGTGTCCCCCCTCTATCGGACAGAGAGCTAAAGGTTATAAGTCGTAGCGTATCAAGATATGCGAGGTGATATAATTATGAGTGACAATACCAAAAAAGACCCCCAAGTGGATATAGACCAGCTTTTCATAACACGCAATGGCAAAACCATCGCAGATGAGAGACTATCCGACAAGCTGTATCACATCAAAGAAGAACGCCCAGAGCGTTCCAGCGAAAGCGACAGTGGGTACGAGTGGTCAGAGATGGGACTAGCAGAGCTTTTCTCAGTAGTCTACAAAAACGAGGTAAAATATTGCGAGGGGTATAAGAGCTGGTTTGTCTATAACGGTCATATATGGGACAAAGACCCTAGTGGTCATGCAACAGCAGGAAAACTACAAGAGTTCACAAGACTACTTAACATTTACGCATGGGATATCGCAGAAGAAGAAATCCGTAATGCCTACACAAAGTTTACTAAAAAGCTAGAGGATAGACGTGTTAGAGACAGAGTACAAAAGGACGCCATAACAGAGCTATCAGTCGAGCCGACTATATTTGACGCAAATCCATATCTCATCAACTGTAAAAATGGCACATATGACCTTAAAACACATAAGTTTACAGAGCACAGATGGGAAGATTTTCTAACCATGTCAACTAAGTTTGGGTATGGTAGGTTTAAGTACAAATCCGAGAGATGGTTAAAATTTATCGACGAAATCACAGAGGGTGACAAACACAAAGCCGATTTTCTTCAAAGGGCTCTAGGTTACTCACTACTAGGTGAAAGCAATGAGGAATGTATGTTTATCTTGCACGGTAAAACTACTAGAAATGGTAAATCGACTTTACTTAACACAATATGTCGAATGTTAGGAGACTACTCGACTGTGGCTAATGTACAACTAATCTGTAAAGGCAGTAGTCAAAAATCACAATCGGCTACACCTGAGATAATGGCTCTAAAAGGTCGCAGATTCGTGACTATGGCTGAGAATGAGGACGATTCTAGGTTAGATGAGAGCAAGATAAAGCAGTTCACAGGTGGCGAAGAAATCACAGGTAGAGCCTTATACCAAGCTCCTATAACATTCCTACCTCAGTTTTCATTATGGTTATCTTGTAACGACTTACCCGAGGTCACAGACAAATCGCTATTTACATCCGAGCGACTAAAGGTTGTTGAGTTTAATAGACATTTTTCACAAGCTGAGCAGGACAAACACTTAAAGTCAGAGCTACTTACCGAGGAGAACATGAGAGGTATATTCGCATGGCTCATAGAGGGTTATAAGAAATACAAAAAACATGGTCTAGTAGTATCGGATGATATGCAAAAGGTAATCAAACGATATGAAGAGGATTGCGACGTGGTACTACAGTTTTTAAATTGCAGATGTGAAAAAACAGATGATGGGAAATTGACTAAGGTCAAAGAAATCCACACAGCCTATAAAAGCTGGGCGAAAGGTGAGGGGCTACAGGTGATGTCTAGCAGAAAATTTAGAGCAGAAATTGACAGACACCCTGAGTGGTATGACCGTAAATCGACTAAGGACGGATATGTCGCATATGAGGGGTTAAAGTTAAAGGAAATAATGTAGTTAGAATAATCTGTTAATATACACAAAAACGGATATAATGAGTAGTTTTTTATTTTAAAATAAATATTTCAAGTGGAAAACTATAAAATAAGTGGAGTTTTATATAGTTTTGGGAAAGTTTTATATATAGGGGTCTCTATAGGGGACTTTACCCAAAGTACCTCAGAACTCCACTTGTTATCACTTAACTCCACTTGGAGAAAGAGAGGGTAAAATTGAGTATAGAGCATAATAATGTGTTACTAGATGAGAATGGTAAGCCTATGGTCGATGAGGATGGAGATATAATTAGAATCTCTCCTAGAACAGGTAAACCTGTGCAAAAGAAGTTTTCACCTAAGTATAAGGGTGGTAAGAAGAAAAAGAAATGCCCCAATAAGTCGAAGAATGGAAAGAACTCTCCTGTGATTGGTATGAATGGTTATGATTTGCAACCGGGAGATAATACTAATACGATGATGGTTGGGATTGAACTGTTCAACTTGCCTGAAATCGACTTTGACAATGTGGATGAGGTGAATCAGAGGATAAATGAGTTCTTTATGATTTATGCTAAGTATGATTTAAAACCGACTGTTGTGGGGTTAGCGATGTCACTAGGGATAAGTAGGTATAAGCTTATGGCTATTGTTAATGATAGACCTATAAATAGTCAAGGGTACTATGCAAATGTAAACATTTCCGTTGCCACGTCAATCAAAAAAGCACACAATCTTATGGAGAATATGTGGGAGCAATACATGAACTCAGGTAAGATTAACCCAGTAGCTGGAATTTTCCTCGGTAAAAACAACTTTGGGTATGCCGACAAGCAGGAGCATGTTGTTACACCAAACACGCAGAGGGACGACGACTTTAGTGCTGAGGATATTAAGGCAAGATATTTACCACCGACTATAGAAAACGACTAAGAAATTTAGAA